GTTAACAATAATAATACCAAAGAGATTGTTTCAAAAGTCAAAGAGAAGACAGAACAGCTAAAACATTTCTCTGAGAAAGTAGTTAACAATAATAATACCAAAGAGATTGTTTCAAAAGTCAAAGAGAAGACAGAACAGCTAAAACATTTCTCTGAGAAAGTAGTTAACAATAATAATACCAAAGAGATTGTTTCAAAAGTCAAAGAGAGTGCGAAGTTTTATCCTACTCTTAATAAAATGCCGTTTTATTCCCCAGCAAATACAAACAGTGCTGTAAATAATACGAACATAGAGCATAATCACAATAATAGTTACAACATTAATGTAACAGGTGTAAAGGGTAATGCCACAGTAATAGCAGAGATAATTAAAGGGCATATTGTTAACACTAAAAGCATTGAAAAAGCGAATATTAATAAAACTTTACCAATTTGCAGGGCTACATAATGGTTTATCTTTTTTCAGATTCAGGCTCTTTTTTGGAGATCGATGGAGATATTAAACAGGCTCATTCTGTTAAGTCTAGCATTACTAACTTCCCGTTAGAGGATGGAAGCTTCACCTCTGACCACACAATTAAGCTTCCAAACACTTTTTCTGTAAGCATGATTGTAGACGAAGATGGTTCTGCCATAGATGTTTATGAAAAGTTATTGCAAATGCGAGAGAACAGAGAGCTGTTACAGATACAAACAAACCTAAAGCTTGACAAAGACTATATGATTAAGTCTATTGATGTTATAGAAGAGGTCTCTACTGGACTTATGACCATGTTTTCTGTTGTTTTTAAACAAGTAAAGTTTTCTAAATCAAAACAGACAAAAATAGAGCGAAGTACACTAAAGGATGGGTCGGCAAAAGACAAGTTGCAGAGCAAGAGCAAGAGAGGTATAGTTGATCATAAAAAAATAAGAGTTGAAAAAGTCGAAGTGCCAAAAGCGACTAAGCCAAAAAGCAAAGATGAAGTAGTTGTGGTACAGCCAAAACAAGAAGAATCTATGTTGTACAGGATATTAAAATGATAGTTGACGCATTAGAAGTTAGCACAACAAAAGAGTCGCATCAATCTGTCATTGTGGACGGATTCCGTTTTGATTTTATTTATAATAGTTACATAGATGCTTGGTTTGTCTCAATTTTTAAAAACGAAGAGTTGGTTTATGGCTCTATCAAGATGATTCCTGCTGTTGACCTTTTTAAAAATTTAGAAGAGTTAGGAGAGTTGATTGTTTTTGCTCCTGGCCCATTAAAAAGAGCTGACCTCTTTTCGGCAAGAGTTGTCTACTTTCCAAAGGCTAAAAATGAACTTTAGCCGATACGCTATTTTAAAGATATTTTTAAAAGAAGAGTTGGTGACCATTGAAAATTTGCGAATTACCTTTAACATTAAAAAGACCAGAGAGGCAGAGCAAAACGAAGCTAAGATAAAAGTCTATAATCTCTCTAAGACTTCTCAATCAAAAATAAAAGATGAAGGCTCTCATGTTGAGCTTTACGCTGGTTATGAGGATGATGTTGCTTTAATATTTAAAGGAGATATTCGCACGATTTACCATAAGCGTGAGGAGGAGAATGTTGTCACGACATTAGAGAGTGGAGATGGAGACAACGCTTTGGTTAAGAGTACTGTAAACGTTACGCTAAAGGGAGAATTGACTTTAAAAGCCTATTTAAAACAACTTGTTGAGCGTTTAGAAGAGATAAAGCTTGGGAGAGTCGTTGGCGTAGATGATTTGGTTGGAAATAGAACTGCTACGACTTTCGTGGGTCATGTCAGAGATGAACTTGACAGGCTGGCGATTAAGTATGATTTTAGCTATACCATTGAAAATCACATAATTGATATTGTACGCAATGCCAGTCATACAGGATTGAGCGAAATAGTCTCTGTTGAGACAGGAATGCTTGAGACGGCTACGGTTCGTGAAGATGGGTACATTGAAGTTAAAACTCTTTTAAATAATAACTTTAAATGTAATGACCTTTTTCGTCTTGAGAGTGAATTTTTAAAACGTGATTTTCGCATAGACACCCTTGATTTTGTGGGTGATACCCATGGTGACGAATGGGTCAGCATATTGGGAGGTGTTAGCCTTGAATAAGACATTAGAGAAGACACTAAAAGAGATGATGCAGAGCCATAGTAATGGCATTTACACTTCTATTCCTGCTACAGTTCTTGAATTTGATTCTACTACGCAAAGAGCAAAAGTTCAGATAGACATTAAACAACAAATAGGGGATAGCTTTCAAATGGTCGCACCCCTAGAAGATGTGGGCATTGGTTCCATGCGAAGTGGTGGATACATCATTAGCTTTCCAATAAATCATGGCGACAAGGTTCGACTCTCTTTTGCTCACTCTAGCATAGATAATTGGTTGATAGATGGCTCAAATGAATTGGTTGACACTCGGAAGCACAATATTAACGATGCGTTGGCTGATAACTTGATTATCTATCCTCTTGATGAGACCATCTCTGACTATGATAATGATAATTTAACACTTAGAAACGAGAGTAACTCTATTTATCTAAAGGTGAAACAAGACGGTATTGATATTCTTGGAAACGTGAAAATAATAGGAGATGTGGAGATAACTGGAAAGTTAACTGTTGCAGGGGTGATTAAATCGTTAACTGATGTACTTGCTAAAGCTATTTCTCTTTTAAATCACTTGCATGGTGGTATTTCAAGTGGTGGTTCTGACACTGCAAGGCCAAAATAAAGACGGTGTATATATTCATCAAAATAGTTAAAAATTGTAAAATAAATAAAAAAGTAGATAGAAAATGATTTCTTTGAGTCTTGGTAAAAATGAAGAGTGGGATATGGGACTAGATGAAAAGGGTAACTTTGCAATGGTTTCTGAACTTTCCCAGCTTCAACAATTTTTAAGAAACAGACTACTTTTTATACGGGCTGAATGGCGTTATAATAAAACCATTGGTGTACCTTATTATGAATTTATTTTAGTAGACAATCCTAACTTTTTAACTATTGAAAGCATTTTTAAAAAGACGATTTTGGAGACAGAGGGCGTGGAGAAAATTTTAGACTTTAGTATGAGCGTTAAAAATCTAATATTAAATGTAAACTTTAGAGTTAAAAGTAAATTTGGGATAGTGGAAGGTGGTATCTAGTGGCTAAATATGGAATTACACCTAATGGGTTTGGCAAAAAGCCTTTTGAGGTTATTGTCGAAGAGTTGGAAGCTGACTATGTGAACATTTTTGGGCAAAGCATTAACTTAGCAGCAGAGAGTCCACAAGGGCAAATGATAGCTAGAATTGCTGAGAGAATTTATGATGCGTGGGAAGTAGCAGAGTCTGTTTATGCCTCTTACAACATAGATGATGTTTCGGGTAAGTTGCTAGACAACAGAGCAGAACTTCGTGGGGATACTAGGCTTACCAGTGAGAGCGATGAAGATTTCAGAATTAGGATAAAAGAGCAATTACCAAATAATGTTTTTAAATTAAAAGATGAGTTGCATGAGAATCTGTTACGCGTAGATGGCGTGACGGATGTGGCTGTGACGTACCGACGAGGCATTACATGTGCCTTTGTAGTCGGTGGAGATAACATAAAGGTAGCAGAAACTATTTTAGACTATATGCCTCCTGGTGCCTTGGGTGGCAATGTTTCCATTCCCGTAAACGGCAGATGTGCAGGGGTAGAGTTTTTTAGACCAGAATTTCTTTTCGTAAAAGTGGTTTTAACGGTAAGTAATTTTGCGAACTTAGAGTGTGAGTGTAAGAGTATTGATGCCGAGTTGATTGCTACTACAATTAAAGAGAATGCTTGTAGTGTTGGCTATGGAGAGTTTCTTTATGCTAACTATATACGAAATATTGTCTCTACGTTTAAGGGCTTACAGGTAGACAATATTGCACTTTATAAAGCTACAGTTCTTCACTCTGCAAAAGAGTGCAATAGCTCTATTACTTACGAAGATGTTGCCGTGGATGTTGTTGAGACTTTGGAACACGAAAGAGTTGTGATTTGTAATGTAGAAGTGGTTGTAGATTAAGATGAAAACAGTAGATGTAGTAGCCTCACAATATAAGCAGTCTGAGAAGCTGATTGCCTTAATTGATACGGAAGTAAAGCAATGTGATGATGTAGACACGGCTCTTGTTGCTATTCCCTCAGTATTGGAACTTGAAAGAGCAGAGAGTGAAAATCTTGATTTGATTGGGAAAATTGTTGGGGTTAACAGGAGATATTGTGGTAACTTTTCAAGCACACTAAATTACTCAATACAGAAAAATAGCACCCAAATAGGGAAAGTAACTGAAATTGAGTTGACTGATAAGTGTATGAAAAAACTTATTAAAGTTAAAATCATTAAAAATAAAGATGGGATAGTTAATTATAAAAAGTTAGCTGAAATACTTACTGAATTCATGGGTGTCTATATTGAAATAAAAACTTGTGGGGACTTTTCCATAAGAATAAAATCTTACAAGAAAGATGACGGTGAACAGTTTTTGAAGTGCCTGATTCTGCTTAGAGGTTTTTTACCTCTTCCTCCAACAATTAAGCTCTATTACGATGAAGATATTACTTCTTATATTAAAACTAAAGATAGTATAACTACAAGCTTTAGGCAACATTCTTCTGTTTTTGTTCAAAAGCCACCTGTTCAAACTGTACACTTGGACACAAAAGATGCACTGACGGCAGTGTTTGTGCAGGTAACAAGACCGTTTATAAGGAGAGTGTAGTGAGTACAGTATATGCAAAATATACCGAAGCTGGAAAGACAAAAAGACGTGATGCTTTAGCAAACAAGACAGCTTTAAAAATTGGGTATTTTAGAGTTTCAGACACGTTTATTGATTTAACAGAAGATATTGTTGACTTGCAAAATTACTGGATTGAAAAACCAATTACGGCTCATCAAAAAATTGAGAGCGACAGATTGGAGCTTGACTGCATTGTTACTGAGTCTGAGTCCTCTCACAATGGAAAAAGCTATTGCCTCTATTTAGACGATGGAACACCCTACATAGTCGGAATTCCTCCGAATTTTTTTAATGCAGGTGTTGAGCAGCAATACATCATTCAAATTGAGTTTGAGGGGAGTAATTCTAATGAGTTAGAGTTCATTCATGTTCCTTTGAATTTTGAGGCATCTCAAGAAGTGCAAGATCTAACCTTACTTGATACTTCTCTTTCTATGGGCTTACAACAAATAGAAATTTCAAGACAATTAGGCTTAGTTAAACACAAAATAGGAGTTAAATAATGGATTTAAACGAATTACAACAAAGGATAAGTAACTTTATAACGGTTATGGGTTCTTGGGTTTTAAATGTAGGTAAGCTGTACTTTTCAGGTACACCTGAAAATGTAACGGTTGATATGATAGATACAAACGGAAATCTAACAACAACAACTTTACCAAATGTAGCACAGTTTCGTAAGACTGTTTGGGATGATGTAGGTGGTGCTTTAGGACATTTTGATAAAACTTTATATGTAAATTATGAAAGTGGTGATGATAATAATGATGGTTTAAATTCTTCTACACCATTTAAAACAATGTATAAGGCATTATCTGCTATTCCCGTTGGTGGTTATGCAAATATTTATTTATATGGTGATTTAGACCATATAGTTACAAATGCTACTATAAATAATAAATATGTTTATGTATATGGTGCTAATTCTGCTGGTAAATTAAAAACTACTTGTTCTACTGATGTAAACGGAAATGCAACAACTGGTTGGGTTTTACATAATAGTTATGTAGCATTTAGTAATTGTATTATCGAAACACCTGATTATGTTGATAATTCTGTTGGTGATAGTTATTATCAAGGTTTTATAAAAAGAGGTTCTAGTTTTGCAAAAGTTTCATTAAGCTCAACCACTGTTCTTCTAGGAGATACACCTTTTATAAGACGAAGTTATAACGAAGGTGGTGTTGATGTGTATATGCGACATCATAAATTAGATTATGGTGTAAAGTGTCAAGGAACGAACAAAAATGCTCTGTTTTATTGGAATGAATCTGGAGATTTTAGAATTTCACAAAATGGATTTGTCTTGGGTACTAAAAATGATGATAGTACAAATTTAGTATGGGCTGATTTAGTTAGTGGTATAAGTAAAGATAGTAACGGTGCTTATATGAATATCATTTCAAATATAACTATATAAGGATTTATTATGATAAAAAAAATAAAAATAGAAGATATTGTTTATCAAAATTTAGATGAAAAATATCTTAATGAAGATGGTTCTATAACTTGGAATATTCCAACTGATGTAAATGAGTTTAAAGCTATGGCTGTTGATACGATTAACTGGCAAATTGGCGATAATATAAAAAAAGCACTAGGTAACACAAATGTTAATCTAAGTGCTTCAAACTCAAAAGGAATCTGTCTTTTAGCAAAAGTTATCAATGCACAAAGTCCTGATACAAGTTCTTTATCTGAACTAGAATCTGATAGCTTTAACAAAATGGTAGCTCTTGGTGAAGCTGGTTATTCTGATAGTAATCTTTTAAATGCTTCATTATCAAATGTAAGTTCATTTATAGCTACTGGAACTGATAAGGTTACAAGAGTTACAACTGCTGAAACTATTGATGATGTTATTGAGATATTAAATGAAGACTAGTCTTAAACTAAAAACACAGCCCTAGCACTACAGCGACATCCATGCTCATCAGCAGGATGTCCACAACATGGACTACCTTCTGACCACTTAAACTTTTTCCCATTTAACTTTTTATGATTATGACCTGCTGTTTCTCTTACTGCATTGTCTCCACTTGTTCGCCATGTGTATTCTTTGCTTCCATTTGCTTCGGCTCTGCTTCTTGTTAAAGAGGCATTTACTTTTGCAGTTTGATCACGTGCTATGAACTTGGCTCTGCTTCTTGTTACTTCAAACTCATCTCTAATAATACTTTCTAAACTCTTTTTAGAATTTCCTTCAAAATAATCTTTTAGTTTTATCTCAAGCTTTCCATGTAGCTTTTCTGGAATACTCTTGATTAGTCCTACATTAAAAGTTCTGTGCTTGGCTAACTGCTTTGTTAGTTTGGGTGTTATAATTTCTTTTAATTCTATCTCTTCCAGTGCTTTGTTAAACTTTTTAGAATTTATGTCATTTACTAAAGTAACAAATTTTAGAGCTGTGGCTTCAAATAAGGGTATTCCGTTAAATAGTGGGGGATTGTCTAAATAATTTAATATGGACGTTAAAATAGCCTCTTCTAGCTCACTGTCAGTTATGTTCTTAAACTTTTTAAAAAGTTTCTTCTCCATATCGTCCACTAGAGCCATTAACTCTTTTTCGTAATAGCTCTGTGCCTTAAATGGTGGTAGAATGCCTTTGAGTGTTTTTTTACGCTTCTTCGCCATTGTTTAGCCCAATATTTATGCCTTCAAAGACTTTTAAACGTGAAGCAGCTTGTGCTATGGTTTCGGGATCAAGCTCATCTATGAACTTTACAATAGTACTTGCTTTTATATCTTCTATTTCAGCTAGTTCTTTTGGGTCAATGTCTCTAATTGGTGCAAAGGACCAGGAGAAGGAATTTAGATTTTTTTGATTTGAAATTAAAATATTTTCATTTAGTTTTTCTAAAAAAGGCTCAACGTGTTCGTCCTGTGCTGCCGAAAGACTTTCATGATAATTGGTAAGTTCTGACTGACCAGTTGCATTGAGTCCAGAGGGTGCTGTATTGTAAAATCGACTCTCTGGAATGTCTGCTGCACCTGCTACTATTTTCATGTAGATTTGCTGAAGCTTGTCGTACCCACTCAGGTCTTTTGTGTGAGATTCATACTCTTCGTCTGTGTCTTTGATTCCTATTCTAAACAAGCTTAACTGCTCATACATGGTCTGTACGCGTTTTAAAATCTTCTCTTCAGCATCTTTACAGTCTTTGTTCTTTTTGCATTTTCTTAGTGCATCGGCTAAACCTTTAATGCTCAAAAAGTCAAAGTCGGCTTTGTGCATCAGTGATGCAGGAATACCAAGAGAAGTAAGTAAGTTAATAATGGATTCTTTTACACGGTAAAGTAGAGAGTCTTGGAATTCATTGTGTTCCAAGCTGAAAATACGGCTCTCATGAATGTCTGAGTCTTTGGCAGCAAAAGAGTATTTGTGATAGACATGAAGCTGTCTTACCTTGTCTGTCAAATTTAGCCGTGAGGACAATCTTCGACCCTCTGACTCTACTACTAGGTAAGAAACGCCATATAGGGCTTTGTAGACAAGTGCTTTTCTGACCAGTTGCTTTACTTTTAGACGTTTATAGTTGTTTTTAATGAGTTCTATGGATTTCTTTTTACCTTCAAACATTAACCATTTTTTGGTCATGTCTTTTGCTGGAATCTCTACGGCTTTAGGAAATAGCCAATCGAACCTATAGGCTGTTACCATGTCTTTTTCAGTTAGAGTTATCTCTTCAAAGTCGGAGAGCGTTTTAGCGTCTGATGCAGAGCCTAGACCTGTACCCATGTTTGATATGCCGTCAAGTAGTAACTTCTTCTTTTTTTTAGTCATAGAGTATCTCTTTAAATTGTTCTTCTGATAAGTTTAGCGTTTTAAGTGTACGCTTTAGAACCCTGCTCATGTACTCTATGCTTGTTCCCCAAAGATATGCCATCTCTTTTATGTCTAAGGAGCCTAACTCTTTGTACTTAACTATAAATATGAGTTGTATGGCTTGATCAACACTTAGGTCTGGGTTATCTAAGATGTCAGCTCTAAAGTCCATGAGGGAACAGAGCCTTTTTGAGTCTGTAGTTTGTGCCACAAGTCGAAGTCGTCTCATTTCGTCTTCTGTTGGTGTAGTAGTAAGAGTGAAAGGTACAGAGATGCTAACTTTTTGCTTGAGAGCAAATTGTAGATTTGGAAATTTTCTAAAAAAATCACCAATAGTTTTGATTTTATTTTCTAATCTATTTGGTTGATAGTCTCTTGAGTAGGCTAAAAACTCTCCTAAAGAGCCAATACGTGACTTGTATGGCTTGGAGAAAACGTTCTTGATGTTTAGTCGTTTCTTCCATTGTCTTATGACAGTTCTGTCTTTTACACCGAAAAGTATGGCTTGGGTTTCCATGGTTACAGTGACGTTTGCAGAAAACAATATGAAAAATAGTTGTTTAGCAGCAGTGTCAAGTACTTTAAATCTTCTGGGTTTGGTTTGCAGTCTGAGGTATCTTTTTAACTCTTTGTCAAAATCTTGTTTGTTTAGACCCGTGAAGCTTTTCAGCAAAAGTCGGTCGTTTATAATCTTTTCTATCTCTACCAACATATTCTCCTATTTTGTCCACAAAAAAAGTAGACATTTAACGCGTGGTAGCTTTAAAATAGAAATTAAATATTAATCTTAATTATTTTACATAAATAAACTTAAAACTCTAAAATGAAGGTTCATAAAAAAAACTATTTTAAATATATTTGATTAATACAATAAAAGGAGTTTTCTTTTGTCTAAACAAGATGAGTTAACCGAAAAACAAAAAAGATTTTTAGAAGAGTTTGCAAAAGATTTCTTCGTTAGAAGAGCAGCTAAGAGGACTGGTATCTCTGCACAGACTGTTTATGACTGGAGACGCTCTTCTAAAAAGTTTGACAATTTAATGGATGGAATTAAAAATACCCTTGTTGACATTAGTGAGTCTGTGCTGTTTCATACACTTAAGTTTGGGTACAAGACCGACAAGAGTGGAAACATGATAATGGTTCCCACTGGTAAAAAAACCGATATTCCACAGAAAGATGAAAAAGGTGAACTGGTCGTTGACTCTAACGGGGAGATAGTTTACATGGATGAACTGACTCCTATCTATAGTCGTGAAGCGATTGATGCTGCTAAGTTTATGCTGATGAAAAATAAAAAAGGTCGTGAGCTTGGTTATGCTGACACTTTAGACATAAATGCTGACTTAAAAGCGATGAATACTAAGATACTCAGCAAGGAAGAGATTATTGATGTCTCTGCTGAAGATATGAAGCAGATGTTTTTGGAAGATCTAAAAAATGGCTAAAGACCAAACAGTTAAAAAGTTTTTAACTTACCTGAAACAATGGCACTCTATAAAAAAAGATTTTGATTTTAAAAATCCTCAAGCAAGTACAAAAGCGATTTGGAAATTTAAATATGAGTTAAAAAAAGAGTTGAGTGACCCACGCTTTTTAAAAATTGCTGATAATTGGTATGAGCAGAACCCAGTAGATTACATTGAGCATTGGATAGTGACCTATGACCCTAAACGTGGGTTAGGAATTACACCGTTTATACTCTTTCCGAAACAAGAAGAGTTTGTAGCTTGGGTTACAGAACTTTTAGAAAACAAAGAGTCTGGACTTGTAGAAAAGACACGAGAAGTTGGTATGTCTTGGATGGCTATAGCATGGAGTACATGGGCGTGGAAATATAAAAAAAATGCCAAGATAGGCTTTGGTTCTCGTAAAGAGAGCTTAGTTGATACACAAGGTGACTTAGATAGTATTTTTGAAAAATTCAGATTGGTTCTGCGTAATATACCAGCCGAACTTTTACCCTTTAACTTTTCGGTTAAAAAGCATACTCCATTTATGAGAATAATCAACCCAGAAAATCAAAACAGCATTACAGGTGAAGGTGGAGACAACATTGGGCGTGGTGGTAGAAACACCATCTATTTTAAAGATGAGAGTGCTTTTTATGTTAGAGCTGAGAAAATAGAAGCGGCCCTAAGTGAAAATACTGATGTGCAAGTCGATATATCTACACCAAACGGTGTGGGTAATCCATTTCATAAAAAACGTTTTGGTGGTCAAGTAAAGGTGTTTACTTTTAGATGGACAGACGATCCACGAAAGAACCAAGCGTGGTACGATGAACGTGTTAAAAAGTTAGGTAGCACCATAGTTGCCCAAGAGATAGACATAAACTATGAAGCTTCATTAAGCAATGTGACTATACCAAACAAATGGGTTATGTGTGCTATTGAGCTTGATCTAAAGATACGAACAGATGAACCACTTGTAGGTGGGTTTGATGTTGCAGGTGGTGGGGTTGACAAAAACGCCTATCCGTTGCGTCATGACAGTACCATAAAAAAAGTAATCCAATGGAATGATAGTGACTCGGTAAGTGCCACACATGAAGCTGTAAGGCTTGGAACTGAAGACGGCATTGAAACGCTTTATCTTGACCCTATTGGTGTTGGTGATGGTGCTGTGGGGACATTACGGCAAAACGAGCCACCATTTGACTGGTTTGGAGTGGATTCTAGGCACAAACCAAGTGATGATTTTTTTGAAGAAGAAGATAAGCTTTGTTCTGAAAAATTCATAAACAAACGTGCTGAAATTTGGTGGAAGATGCGACGACGTTTTGAAAAGACGTTTGAGTATGTGACCAAAGGAGTGCAGCACCCACATGAAGAGATGATAAGTATACCAAATGACCCACAACTCATTACAGAGCTTTCTTCTCCTCTGTTTTTTCACCGTGATAATGGGAAGTTAAAGATTGAGTCTAAAGAAGATATGCGACGACGTGGTGTAGCTTCTCCTAACATGGCTGACGCTGTGGTGATTTGTTTTGCCGATGAATATAGTGACTTTTTGGGGTATTTGTAACGTTCAAAACACCCAACTAAAAAGATATTATTTACCTATTACATAAAGGAGTTTTAATGAATGAAGAGAATTATTTGAAGCGTAGACCCTATGTTTCAGTAATTTTAATAGTACTGGCATTTATAGTTATTTCACTGTGTTGGCTTATTTTTATGACCATAGGAATGATTTACTATGCTACTAAAAATAAATTGACTAAATACATTTACAATGTTGGTGTCAGTATTGACTACTTACTTGCTTCTATCATTTTTGGGACGAAGGGGCATACTATATCAGCTATTGTTTATAAACGAAAATACTGTAAAACAGTTGCCTCTATTAACTGGATTTTTAGAGACAAAAACCACTGTAAAAGCTCTTATGAAAAAGAATATAAAAGGAGAAAAAAAAACAATGAATAGTAATGTACCTCAAGGTGATATATTGTCGGCTTTTATTGCTGGAACTATCTCTTTTGTTTTGTTTATTGCGTTTAAAGTGCAAGATGCATTGGAAGAGTTAAAAGATCAGATTGAAAAGGGTGAAAAAGAAGAGGGTAGCACTATTCGAATGGAGCTTCTGCTTTGGTCTGCATCTGGCATTATTGTCTCTGCTTTTGGAGCAATGGTCTTTTTTGGAATACTCTACTTTAAGAGTGACATTAATTTGCTTCTAGCCTACATAATTAGTGGGTTTGTAGCAATGAATGGAATCGGTTTTTTAAAAAAGTTTCATAAAAAAGCCGAAGAGAAGATTGAGGAGTTATAGATGATTGAAAAAATCTTAATGGAAGCACTTATTTACTTAAGTGCTGGACTGTTTTTGTTTTCGTATCGTGGTAAAATTTATCAAGTTACAAATGTTGTATTTTATTTTTATGTGTCTGTTTTTAGCCTTAGTCTATTGAAAAGTCTGGCAGATGAGAACTCTGCTTACTATGGTTTATTTTTTGAGATACATCTTGCTGTTTTGGCTATTTTGATGGTTATTATAGTTATAGAGTTTATAAGAAAAATGAAAAAATACATATATGTTGCACCGTTGCTGCTTGGCTCAATATTGACAATGTTGTGGTTCTTGTTTTATGACTGTGAACACTTTTTATTGGTTCACCATTCGACGATTATTATAGATTCTATCTTAGTAACATGGTTTGTGTTTCACAAAAAAAATGTTGCTGTAAAAAGTACAAAGATTAAATATGAGATGAAGGAGTTTTAGTGAAAAAAACAGAAGCCATTGAAAAGATTGTGGCTGAGTGTAAAGAGCAAAATATTTTTAAAGCTGAAGCCATTCAATATATTATTGCTACTGTATGGCATGAGACAGGTGACACTTTTAAGCCTGTGCGTGAAGCTGGATGGCTTAGGAACTATGACCGATACTTAAGAACCAATAAGAATACTAAGCGATATTACCCCTACTATGGTCGTGGGTTTGTGCAGCTTACTTGGGACTTTAACTATGCAAAGTTTTCTGAAATAATGGGCATAGATTTAGTTGCTAATCCTGATCTTGCTTTAGAGTTCAAGAACTCTCTTTTTATTTTAGTCTATGGGATGAAAAATGGAACTTTTACAGGTGAAAAACTAACAGATTATTTTAATGAAAGTGGCTCTAATTTTATAGGTGCTAGAAGAATCATTAATGGTAGAGATAGAGCAGCAAAAATAGCAAGGTATGCTCAAAACGTAAGGATAGATAATGTTTAATCAATATAAATTAATAATAGTTGCAATTCTAGTCTCTGCTTTTGTGGGGACAACTTCTTTTTACTATGTTAAGAGTGAGAAGCAAGAGCTGACGATTGGGAACCAAGAGGTTGAAAAAGAGATTGCCAAGGATCAGGCAGAAACAGAAGTGCTTGAGACGAAGTGGGAAACCATTGCTGATGAGCAT